CTAACGCTGCCACCATCCCTTCCTGCCCCCCTCGATGATGCGGTCAAGCCGATCAGCGAGGCGATTGATCGCCTCGGTAATCTTGCTTTCGACGGATTGCAGCATTTCATCCGTCGCAAACCGTTTTGTCGCCTCGATCTTGAAATCGGAGAGTTGCCCGGCGACGGCGTCTGCTCTCGCCTTCGCCTCCGACGCCTCCTTCTGCGCAGCCTCGGCCCGATGTCGCGTGACAGCATAGCTCGCCGCGATCGAGCCGATGATCGTGGCGAGCGTGATGATGATGTCCAGCGACAGATTTATGCCCTGTGTCACCGCTGCGGCCTCACTTTCGGCGCCTGAGGGCACGAGGCGGGCCGCTTCTCCAGATCGCGCACCTTCTGCTCGAGCGCTGCGACCTCGCTCTGCGGCCTGATCGTGTAGGTCTCATAGGCGTACCAGCCGCCCAGGCCGGTCACGATCCCCGCGAGCACCATGCGCCCCTCGAAGCTCTTCGAGAGGTCCACGACGATTTCGAGCAAGCCGCGGATGAGCGCGAGGGCGAACTTTGCCGCCGGCTCCAGAAAGTTTGCGATGCCCGCCGAAAGTAGATCGAACACGCCTCCGAGGCCCCACGCGGTGAGGCGCCGGAGAAACCACGCAAAGATCACGTTCACTGCACCGTCTCCTCAGTGTAAGGACCTTGATAGTCGCCGTGCTGATAGTCCTTCGCGCGCCGCTGGCGCGCGATCTCAGCCACGATGGCAACGGCGATTGCGAGCACGATCAGAGCGATCCATGCGTGCCCTTTCGCCCAGTCGCCGAGGCCGGAGAGTTGCGATGCGACGCCTTGCGTCTGGCCGATCAGGTCGGGCACGGTCGAGCCGGTGCCGATCGTGACGCCAAACAGGCCCGCGATATACACGACGAAGTTCCGAACCGCGCGCAGCGCCCGCGTGATCCAGTCTCCCGATGCCTCGAGCTGCCTCGGTGTTGCCTTGGCGCGGCTTTCCGGCACGATCTTCTGAGCCGTCTCGAGCAGCGGCTCATAGGTCTTGCGCCACTTGCCGTCGACCGGAGAGAGGCCGTTGCGCCGCTGGAACGCCGCGACCGCATCGGCCGTGTTCTCGCCATACCAGCCGTCGATCGCGCCGGCCTGATAGCCGAGCGCGCGCAACTTGCGTTGCACCTCGCGCACGCCTTCGCCGCGGTCGCCGGGTTCGTAGAGCACCGGATCGCCGCTGGCGTCAGCAGCGAGCGCGAAATCGGCCTCCGGAATAGTGACATGCCCATCCTCGACGAGCATCAGGATGACGGCCGCGGCGCCGACCTGAATGTCCCAAACATCGCGGCGGAAATCTTTGTCTTTGACGTACTTCCCGCGCTGCTGATGATTGGTCGAGCCCCAGACATACGGGCTGTTGATGCCATGCATGATGTAGCCTGGGCCATTGAACATCTCGATGCGCCATAGGATCGTCGGGAGCGACCAGTCCTTTTGATTGAGGTAGCCCTGATAGCGCAACGCATCGAGAGCGCCATCTTCAAACGTGCCGAAAGGCCCTCGCCCTTTTGGAATGATCGTCGTGCGCTTGCTGAGAGGCTGCCCGTTGCCGAGATAAGTCTCCCATTTGCAATTGCCCTCGCGGTAGTGCAGGAGGCCAAGAAACCACCACGGAATGCCGGTCTGGTGCTCAAGTGCCTCATATCGAGCGCGCCCAGAAAGGATTTTTTGGGCGACCGAGCGCACGGTCGGACGGCGGTCAGGCGCAATCTGCGCGCTCTTGAATAGATTGATGTAGCCCTTCCGGGACTGCGCTGGTGTGAACACCATGTCGTCTCCCTCCGTAAGAAAAAAGGCCGCCCGTTTCGGAGCGGCCTCGCCTTCACACACTCAACGCTTGCGCTTACTGGACTTGAGACGTGGTTTCCGTGGTCACAGTCTCGGTCGGGGCCGGATCGACAGGGGCCGGATCGGTCACAGTTTCGCTTGCAGCCACGGTGTTGGAGACGATAGCGGCGGCGAGCTTGTCCGTGCTTTCGTCAAGCTTCACGAGCGCGGCCGAGAGACGGTCCTCCGCCGGAGTGCTTTCGTCGGCGAGGTCCTCCTTCAGATCCTCGATGAATTCCAGCACAGAGCCGGTGACGGTCGCATTGCGCTCGATCTTGGCAATAAGCTCTTCGGTGGAAACAGGCATGAAGCCCTCCTTCAGTTGGTTTCGGTTTTCTGGGGTGGAGCGGTTCTCACTGCCTCGCGCTCCGGGGCCGCTCCCAGCCCGGCGAGGATTTCGTGCGGGATTAGCCCGCCTTGCGATTGCGCTGGCGCTTGTCCTTGCCAGCGTCGCCCTGTGGCTGTTTGAGTTCGAGGCTCGTCGTCGCGCCTCCTGATTTCGAGAGGCGATGCGTGACGCCCGCAATGCGATAGGTGCCGTCAACGCCAGGCCGCGCGCCGACGAGCACGAAAGTGCCTTCCGCCTGCGCCATGACGTCGAAATCGATCTCGGCCGAGCCGCCGCCGCTTTCGCGCTCGCTCTCGGCTTTGCGGCCCTTGGCCGTGCCCTCAGCTTCCTTCTCGTCCGATTTTGGATAGGGCACGTTGTTCGAGGCCTCGGGCGCGCCGTCGCCCGCCTCGATCTCGACTTCTTTCGTTTTCCACTTCGCGGATTTGCGATCGAACCAGCGGGCCTTCGCTTTCGTGAAGCGAGGCCGCCCCTGATAGGGCGTGATGTCCCATGAGATGAGGTTTTGCCCCCACGTGCCGGTCACGGTCGGGAGCGCCGCACCGCCGGGCGTCGTGCCGCTCCCACGCTTCGCAAGCACGGCCTTGTCGCCCCTGATCTTGAACGTGCCGCCCAGTTCGTCGGCAAGCCGCCGGCCGAGATGGATGATCGTCTCGCCATCCGCGCTCCAGAAGTCGCGCTGGATCGAGGCGAAGGACGGGTCGACGGTCACGCCGGACAGGCCTGCGCGCTTCGCGGCGTCGCCGAGAAAATCTCGCAACGTCGCCTTGTCCTTATGGAAGCTCTGCGGCTCCTTCACCTTGCCGCGGCTGTCGAAGCCCTTGGCCGAGACATGCAGCATGCGGCCTCCGCCCTTCGATCCCGAAGAGCGCACTTCGTCGACAGTGCCCTCGAATGCCTTCGCGGCGCTGAGATAGATCACGACGCGGCCGCCATGCTTCGGCAGCATCAGCGCGCCGTCGCTATCAGAAAAAGTCAGGCTCGCCGTGTCCGACGCCGTGCCGTCCTTATCGTGCACCTCGATCTCGGTGAGATAGGCGTTCATGCGGCTCGACACGTCGATGCCGTCGACATGCACCGCCCATGCGACTGTCCAGGCCATGACGTCAATCCCAGAGCGATATTGCGGTTTCCGTTGTCGTCGTCGCTTCGGGCTCGTCCGGCAGCGTGACGACGGTGCCGAGCGGCAGTTCCGCGCCCAATGCCGCGAGGCCCGGATTAAGCAGGAGCGCCGCCTCGACGAGGTTCGGCCGCGTGCGCCCATACTTGCGCCAGAGCAACAGGTCGAGGGTTATCCCCTCCCCCCTGATCGTGACAGTTTCGGTCATGGCCGCCCCCTTTTTTGTTACTACAGATATTGACGCGCTCTAATTTTCGTAGTAACGATAATTCATGCAAATCGAGTTCGATCCAGCCAAGCGCCAAGCCACTCTCGAAGCCCGCGGGCTCGACATGGCCGACGCTGGCGAGATATTCGACGGCACGCATCTGACCTTCCCTGATGTTAGATTTCCATACGGGGAAGAGCGGTTCATCACTGTCGGATACCTCGCGGGGCGCATGATCCTGCTCGCATGGACGCTGCGCGGCGAAGCGCGCCGCATTATCAGCATGAGGAAAGCCAATGACCGCGAACAAAGAAAATTCGGCCCAAAACTGGGTTGACCCGGACGAAATCCCCGATCTGACCGGCCCGGAATGGGATGAAGCGTTTAAAAACGCCAAGGTGCAGCGCGGCCGCCCGAAAGCAGCCGCGCCCAAAATCAGCACCACAATCCGGCTGAGCCCCGAAGTGCTCGACCATTTCAAGGCGGGCGGCCCCGGCTGGCAAAGCCGCATCGATGAAGCGCTCCGGAAGGCGGCGGGCCTATAACCCGCCGTCAAAACCCCGCGTGGGCGGGGAACACCCTTCACCGGGGCGGCTGCTGCCGCTGTCGCTTTGGTTCATCCGCGTGGGCGTGAACACGGCAGATCAAAAAAGCGAAAGCAGCATCGAAAGCAATCTCGCGCCCGCATCGCTGCCGGGGCGCCTCGACGCGGACCAGAACGATGTCGTGCTTGATCACCTGCCCGACGCCGTTCGGCCCTAACAATTCGTGGCTTTTGCGCACGCTCTCGATGGCGTGCCAGCCGAGCACCCGGCCGTCGCCGCGCGCCACCATGACGCGCTCGCCGGATCGGCGCAGCCCGTTGAGCGTCTCGATCTCGGTGAGGCCGCCGATCTTGGTCGGGAAGACCTGCCCGCGTATCGAGAATTTCTCATCGCCTTCACCCGTGAATTCCCGCCCGGGCGCGCGCCCGAGCAGGTCTTTCTTGGCGTATTCGGTCGAGCCGTCTTCTTCGACCGAATCGGCGTTGAACGGGAAAACGTCGACCGACACCGGCCCGATCTGGTACAGCATGGCTGCCTTTCTTTAAGCGTAGTCGGCTTGCAGGCCGCGCATGAGCCGCCGCAGCCGTGCCTCAAGCTCGTCGCCGACCTGGTCGGCGATTTCCCGCACGTTCGAGGCGCCGTTGATTGCGATGTTGATCGGGCCGAAGGAGTACCCACCCGAGCCAAAGCGTGGAGCGCCGAGTGAGCGGTTGGGCACGATCGAACCGGAGCGGCCGGGAACGAACAACTCCGGCCCCTTTTCGCCGACTAGATAGGCTTGGCCGCCCAGAACTGGCCCACCGGCCGCGCGCGCCGGAACAGATTGCCCGCCGGTCGCCGGGGCCGATGAGCCCCAACTCGGAAGGCTGATGCTCGGCATCTTGATGCTGCCGATCCAACGAGCAGCGTCTCGCGCGGCGTTGACAGCGGCTGTGAGCCCTTGCACGATCTTCGAGATGCCGCTCGCCGCGAGGTTGACCCCCTCGGCAAGAGCGCCGCCGAACAACACGCCCAGCTCCCGCCATGACGGAATATTGAGCCCGACGCCAGCGTCCAAAATCGCCTGCTTGAGCCCGTCCCATGCCTGGTTCAACTCCGGCGACGGCTTCAGATTATCCCAGAAGCCGGTCTGAAAACCGCTCCCGAAATCCGCGAATGCCTGTTTGATCTGGCTCCAGTTCTGGTAGATCAAGGTGCCCGCCGTCGCCACGGCACCGCCGAGAAGGCTCAGCCTCGCGACGAGGCGCACCACGGGCCAGATCGAGCGCGCCAGCGCGCCGAAGGACGTAAGCGCCGTCGCCGCCCCAGCCGACAGCATCGCCATCGGCCCGAGCGCGGCTGCAACAGCCACCGCGCGCAAGCCCGCCGCGACGCGACCGCTAACAGCGGCCAGTCCCAAAAACCCCTTCCACACTCCAGTTATTGCCGCCGAAAACGGGAATAAAGCGGCAAGCGCCGCGATCTTCATAGCCGCGGCGAACATTCTGACCGCCGCTGCGGCTCCACTCATAGCAAGCCCAAGCGGTCCGAGCACCGCGAGGGCCGCCACGGAATATGCGCCGAAGCGCAGAAGCTCGCGGTTCGATTCTCCCAGCCGGTTGATCCACTGCGCGAGACTTTTGAACGCCTCGGCCATATCCTCAAATACGCCCGATTTTCCTACCGAAACGAAGAAACTTTCAAACGCAGAGATGACCGCATAGACCGGGCCAACGATGCCTTTCAGCATGATCTGCGCGCCCTTGGCGGCGTAGCCCGTGCTATCTTTCGTAATGTCATCGAGCATTTGCCTGACATCGCCTGCGGCCATCGTCATAAGGCGTGCGCCTTGACGAACGTCGAAAATATGAGCGATAGCGCCCGCTACATTCGGGCCAGCCTTCGTATTGATTTCGCGAATAAAGCCTATCAGATCGATTTTCGATCCTGCCGCCGTCAAAGTTTCCGTCAAATGAGTGGCAAGAGCTTCCTTGTCCACAATACTTGATGATCCCATACCCTCCGAAATTATCTTAGTAAGCTCAGTAACCATGCGAGCTTGCGAAGCCTTAAGTTCGGGCTTCTTGAATGCTTCTTCGATCTTGGACATAAGAGGCGTTGCATCGATGCCCGCTCCACGAAGGCCGGAGACGACATCAACCGCCGTTACTTCCCGACCATTTTTGATAAAGTCCCGCAGATTGATGTTAAGACGTTCGAGCATGGCATTCATGCCCGGCGTCCCCTTAATCATTCGAACCATTGCCGAACGGATCGCGACGCCCGCTTCCGAGCCTTTGATGCCGTTGTTGGCCATGATCATGGCGGCGGCGGAAAGTTCGTCCATGCTCATGCCGAGCGCGGTCGCCATGGGCGCCGCATATTTGAACGTCTCGCCCATGAGGCGCACGTCGGTGTTCGACTTGTTCGCCGCATAGGCAATCGTGTCAGCCACTTTCTGCATCGAAGCCGCCGCCTCTTCGACAGTCGACATCGGCATGCGGAACTGGTTGAGCGCGTTGATCGCGATCTCGGCGGCGTTCTTAGGCTCAATATCGCCGTAGATTGCCAGATCCATGGTCGACGACAACGCGCCCATGGCGGCCTTGATGTCCAGGCCACCGCGAAGCAACTCATTCGTCGTCTGCGCAAGCTGAGTAAGACCCTTTGGATAGCGGGTGCTCAAAAGCTTGATGTAGTCTTCTGCGTCCTTCCGTTGCGCGGCAGTCAATTCGCCCAGCGCTTCCATCGTGTTCATGGCCTTCTCGAACTCGAAAGCCTTGAAGAAACCGAAGCCGCCCGCCATAGCGACGGGCGCGACAGCGGAGGACAGTCGCTGAGACGCCTCGCTCATCGACTTCGCCTGAGCGCCGATCTCCTTGCCGATCGCCACAACGCCGACATTGCGGTTGAGCGCTGCCGTCGCCAGCCCGATACCACGCAGAGCTTGCGCGGCGGCCCGCGCAGGGCCGCTCACGCCATCGATCATCCTGATGATGAGGGATGCGGAAAGATTGGCCATGCGAGGGCTCCATCAACTGCGCTTGGATTTGTGGATGCGGGCCGCCTCGGCATGCCAGGCGATCAGCTCGGCGAAATCCATATCGAGGATCTCGCCGAGCGGCGTGTTCAGGAGGTGCGCTACGTCTGCGGCGTAGGTTCGCCAGTGGCGGGCGTGGCCCGCGGCATAAAACCCGCGATCACCTGGGACAAGCTCGCGAAGTCGGCTGCGTCGATCTCCTCGACCAGCTCGACGGGGAGGTTGGTCACAGCCGCCGTGAGCGCGATGCTCGCGGCCAAGTCGCCTTCCGCCGCCCGCACTTTTTCCACCGCCGCGATATCGCGGACCTTCGGGCGGCGGAGATCAATGATCGACACGCCCTTCCCGCTGACCTTCAAAGGATATTGAAGCGTAAACCTTAGATTGTCGGCCATCGCTTAACTTCCCAGCGCAGAGCGTACATCGCTCATCCACGAAACGCCGCCGGAGCGGCCCTCGCGTTCCCAGAAGTCCCAGTAGAAGATCTCGGCACCGTCGAGCAGAAACTCGTAGTGGGAGACCTCTTTCAGCGCGTGGGTGCATCCCGCCAGTTCGCCGGGCGCCGCCTCGTCCGGCTCCCAGTCGGAGATGATGCCGGCGATGATCGCGCGGGCCGGAACCACCAAGCCCGTGCGCTTGTCGCGCCACGCGCCCGCAAACACCCATTTGTTGTACACGCCATTCGAGAAGCCGAACTTCGTGGTGGCGTCGAGATCGATCCCACCCTTGATCGCGAATTTCGGCTCGACCTTCTCGATCTGCGGGAAGGTGAATTCGATCCCGCCCACGCCGCCGCCCGGTTTGTGTTCGGCGGAGACACGCTTGAGCGCGGGCAGCCCCAGCTTCTCGAGCAGCAGCGCTCGGCTCGTGTCGGTTTCGTCCGCGCGGCGCACGTCGACCGCCTCGATGACGTAAAGAGGCAAAACCATGTGGCTTTCCTTTCAGGGTTGAGAGGCGATTAGACCGTGCCGGAAGCGTTCACGCGGGCGGCGATATCGGCCACCAGCGCGTCGACGGCGGCCGCGTAGCGGCGCACCTCGTGCGTGGCGCGGCGGAAGACCGGCGCGGGCTCGATGAAGGGGGAGACGACAAGGCGACCGAGGCGAACTTCTTCCACGCTGTTGCGCGCGGGCAGAAACTTCACGTCATAGCCGAGGATATCGTTCGCCGCCTTGTGATCGCGCAACATGAACTTGATGCTGTTGATCCACGCCTCGACCGTATCGGCCGAGATGAGCTTGCCGAGATACTGGCGCGTGATGCGCATCATCTTCGCAGTGAGATAGTCGGACCCGCGAACCTGATGAAACTGCGCCCACAGATCGCCTTCAGCCGTGCTTTCCGTACCGATATAGACGAAGCCGCCATCTGCGATTGCCGTGTCCACGCCGCTCTCGCCGCGCACCACGATGCCGATGTCGCTCTCGAGCAGCATCTGCCCCTCGGTTGCACCGTCGGTCAGGCTGAACGCGATGTTGCGGCTCGTGCCGACGATGCCGTTCACGGCTTGATTGGCCCACGGGTGGAACGGCTTGCCCTCATGCTCGTGATCGACGCGGACGCCGATACCGAGAATGCGCGGTGCCATCGGCCGCGTGACGACTGTCGCGCCTTCGTAGACGCGTGCGCCGACCCCGACCGGGATGATGCGGTTGCTTTGCGTCGCCTCGCGCCAGGCGAGCGCAGCCGTCCGGCTCTCTGGCGCGTCCACCACAGCGACGCCGAGCAGCGAATTCAGGATCTCCGGCAGCGCTGCGACGACGGGGTTCGCGCTGTTGGCGTCCGGCTGCCACGCGGTGCGCCCGGCCCAGATGAGGCGCGGCGTTGCCCCGACATGCTCCGGCGCCGATTTCAGCGCATAAAGGCCGGTCTGGTTCGCGGCCGAGCCGATGATGTTGGCCGTCGTCTGCTCGAGCTTCGTCTGCGCGTCCGTGGCGGTGCCTTCGGCCACGCGCACGACGGTGATATCGGCGGCCACCTGCAACTCGGCCAGCTGCGCGTTGACGCCCTTCACCGCGTCGGCAAGATAGCCGGTGCCGAGTTTCGCGACGATCGCCGTGTCGCCGCTCGAAAAGCGCACCGGCTCGTCGAGCGGAAAGGTCGCCGGGTCCGCGTCGGGCGACGTTTCCACGAAGCCGAGCTTCGAGAAATCCGCCCCGATGACTGGTACGGCCTCGTCTTCGGGCCGCGTGTTGATGATGCCGAATGACGGTGCCGTCATCGTTTTCTCCATGAAAAAAGCCGCGTCCGATCACGCCTTGCGTGGGTCGGCTCTAAAGGCCGACTCGCGCGAAGCGCAGTCGTGGGCGGCTGGGTGAAGATGGTTTGTTTGGTTCGCTACAAGGTCGCGGCGAGCCTGAAGATGTCGTCGACCTCGACCGCGCTCTTTCCAAGTGCGGTCGCTATCGTGGCGACCATCGGGTCGTCGCGCTCGATCTCGCGGGCGAGCGCGAAATCCTCGCTCGCCTCAGAGTTCGCCGCGAGCGCCTCGTCGAACGCCTCCTTGAGGCCCGCCTGCCGAAGCGCGCGAACCAATTGCAGCGGCGTCACGCTCGACGGCACCGGCTCCGGCACAACAGGCGCCGGCGACGGCGCATTCCCCGCAGCAAGCCAGTCTTGATAGCGCTGCCAGTCCGAATTCGCCTGATCGGCTGGGATCACGGCTCCATCATCACGGCGGACAGCACCGCTATGTGTCAGTGCATACATTTTATAGTTCCGCCGATAATTCAATGATCGCCTTATTATACGCTCCTAATACTCTGTCAGCTGGCGGCCAAATCAAAACTCTATCACTAAATGCCTCCATATTTAGCAAAGTAGGGCTGTCCCAACTCGACGCAGACGTGGAAGCGACGCTGAGCGCCGTGGGTGCCGCCCTCATCTGTATGGGGACAGTTACCACACACCCGCCGAACGGGGCTGCGCCGTTAGATAGTAAATTCGCGGGCACAGTTGAGTAGTACCGCGCCGCCAGCGTTTTCTCTGTTGCAGGGTCGCGCGTTTCCGGAGGTGGCGGGGCGCTGTTGATCCCGACAGCGATGCCCGGCGTGGCGCGGATATCCGCGCGCCCGATCTGGACGTAACCGCTTGCGGCATTGAGCGCTGAGCCGAATTGCAATTGGATTTGCAGCCCGTTGGCAATGTTGACATTTGGAACAAAAGTATAGGAAACGATGCCGCTTGCCCCTGCGGGGATAGTCTGCAAGTTTGTGGGCGGAAGGTTCGCCGTGACCGTCCCAAAATTGTCACGCGCCGAGGCGTAGCCTGTGGCGATCTTTGGTGTGATCGCCGCCGACGTCCCATTATACACTGCAACCTGCACCGTGACCGGTTGCACCGCAAGCGCGTGGGTCAGCAATTGGGCCGATAGATAGCTCTCGATGCGCTGTTGCAGCGTGCAGGCGGTCAACCCCGAGGCGCGGTTGATCCGGAGCGACGCGCCCGCAATCCCGGTATTCCAAACCTGCGACCAAGCAGCCGCAGCGCCACCCGCTGAAATCTGCCAGCCGTCGAGCGTGTAGGCAGTCGCGCCGGCGGCGACCGAACCCGACGTGCCGCGCTGTGCGACGGTAAAACCCCCGTTGCGAAAGGCGTTTACAAACCCGCGAGCGCCAGACGCTATTGCGATGGAGGTGCCCGCCGCGTCCGCTTTCGCGGCTAGCGCGGCGTTGGTGGCCGCTGCGTCCGCCTTGAGTAGGAGCGCCTCCGCCAAATCCGCAGACGCAGCTTTTGTCGCAACGAGGGTATTCAGCGCCGACAAGGCGGCGCTCGTCGCCTCCGCGTCCGCTTTTGCCAGCAAAGCAGCGCCAAGCCCCGTCACTGTGCCCATCGGCACGCTGCCGCTGATCAGTGCCGCAATAACGTCCTCGGCCTCGCGCACGTCGCTCTGAAGCTGCGATATAGTCGCGGTGAGTGCAGCGAGTTGCGGCTCGACATTGGCCGAGATCACCTCGAGCGCCTGCCCGGTGCCGAGGTTGATCAGCGCCTCGAAATCGGCCCGGATCGCCTCGGCCGCGCGCAAGCGTGTGCCGACCGAAGGCAGCACCGCGTTCCACAGCGCCAGCGTGAGCTTGGTGTCGATATCGAGGATACGATAGTCGTTATCGGCGCTCGGCAGAGAGGATGACATCGGCTCCGTGCTCCGTCACGATCTGGTTGAGGGCAGCCCCGCTGACGAAAATGTCGCCGCGAGGAATGAGCGGCACAGTGCCACCCAGCTTGATCAGGCGAGACAGCGATATCTGGTATGTCGCAGCCGCTTCATAAGGCGCAGGCGCGCCGTCTCCGGCCGCCGAAGCGGCCTGAGTGCTCTCTGGCATGGGTTTCTCCTTAAAGCGCGTAGAGCGCGATGTTCTGGACGAAGGGCAGGTCCGTGACCTCTGTCGTGGTCATGTCGATGCGCGCCCGCGCCGACGTGGTCGCCGCGCCCAGCATGAAGTTGGCGAGAAGCGTGCGCTTCTTCGGGTTCACGAGATCCGGCGTGATCGTGAGCGTCGTCGGCGTCACCACCGTGCCGCCGATCACGAGTTTCGGCGCGGCCGTGTGCTTGGCCGCGTCGTATTGGTCGAGCACCGCTTCAAGCTGCACATGGGTCGTGCTGAGACCGAACGCCTGCTCTTTCGACACCGCCACCATGTCGCCGCGCGGGCGGAACGTCATGCCGCGCGCATAGGCGTCGAGCACCAGGGCTGGCTGAAGGTCCGTCGTGCCGGTGAACACGGCGCGGAGCTGAACGAGCGCAGGCACCCCGTTCAGAGCCGTCGAAGCCGCCGCGCTATCGAGCGTGAGCGGCTGCCACGTCTCGCTGTCGGATGGCTTCACCTCCCACACAAGCGCGGTGCCGCCCGGTGCCCAGCCCGCCGTAAGCAGGCGGATTTCGGTCATGCCGTTTTCCAGCGTCAGCGGCTGGAATTCGACAACCGTGCGCGACGATGCGAAGGAGGCCGCGTTGAGCCGCATGGCGAAGTCCACGAGCGGATCGCCTTGCGCCCAGGCCCCATCGGTGCACCAGAACAGGCTGCCCTGAGCAAACTTGTTGCCGCTCACCGTCTCCAACGCGTGGTTGCCCGTCGTAACAGTGAACCACGCATAGCGCTTGCCGCTTTCGAGGAAGCGCGGCGTGATGGAGAACCTCACCCAGCCTGTCGCGAGATCGCCAGCGGCGAGCGTCGTCTTCGCGAGCACCCTGTCGAATTGCGGCTCGCCGCTTTCCGAGCACTCGCACAGGAACAGATGCACATCGCCGGTCGAGGCAACGCGCGTGAACTTCAGGTCGATGCTCGTCACGATCATCGGCTGCGCGCAGAGCCATGTCTGGCCGTAAATCGAGCCGTTGACGCCGAAATTTTCGGTGACCTTGTCCCAATAGGTTTCCGTTACCGTGCGAACGGTCAACTTTCGAACGTACCGCAGGACGTGGCCCACTCCGTAATTGGCGCCGTTATCAGACCCCACAACCTCCCACGTCTCACCGTTTTTCGTGAACAGAGCGCCGACATCGAGGCCGGAGGTGTTCGACCATTCCGCGTTGTTTTCGCAGACGGTAACGGTTGGGCCGTATTCCGTGACCGTGCGGGAAAGCTCGCGCCGCACCGCCGTTGTGACGGTGTGCACGAGCTGCGAGATATTCTTGCTGCCGCCATCGCCGTCGATTTCGAGCCGCGCGGCCTCCGTCCACGCAGGCAGGAGCAGTCGACCGGAGAAGCGGATCGCATTCGAGCTTTCATCGATCAGCGCAAGCTGAGCGTCGCGCTCCGCCGCCCATGGGAAGCGAATGCCTTCGCGTACGCGCGCAAGCCAGCTTGCGTGTGCCTTGTCCCACGCATCCTGCAGAAGGCCGGCGTCGTACCACCACGCCCTGGCCTCATCCGGCAACGCCACCGTGCGGCGAAGAATGCCGAGTTCGCGCTTGATCTGGCGCATAATGATCGGCGACGGGATATCGCCGAGGCGGCTCGCGATATTGGCGATATCTGTCTCGATCGTGCTCACGCGCGTGCGCACATTCGACACATCACCCTCGACGAGCGAGAGCCGCCCTTCTATCTCGTAGAGGCTCTTTACCCGCGACGCATTGTCCATCTCGATGGCGACGATGCCAGTCGGGGAAAGCTCCACATAGGCGAGGCAGCACTGGTCGGCCGCGACAGTCGGCTTCAGCGGCGTCGGCGACGACAGCCCTTGCTGAACGACACACACAACCTTGCGGAGCCCGGTCTTCGGCACGCTCTGTTCGACAGTCTCGCCGGTATCGGCATCAGTTTCGACCAGGCGCTGACCTGTGGTGACCTCCTCCTCGCCGCGCAGGAGCAGCGCCACATAGCGCCGGTCGCCGGTCACGAGCGGCAGGTGCACCTGCAAATTGACAACGATAGGATCGTCGTTTCGATAGACAAGACCGCCCACGAACAAGGAGCCGACGCTGATCGTCGCCTCAATGGCGTTCGCATTCGAAACCGTATAATCCGCCCAATGATGCGGATAGCCGATAGCACCTGAGGTGATCGCCTCGTCGCCCGCGCGGGCATAAGCTGAGATGTCGTCGAAGTCGCTGGGCTCAGCCACTTCCGCCTCGGAGAATTTCACAATCTTGGTCATGGGGCCTCAGAGCTTGAAGCGTGGAAGGTATTGGCCGAACCGCATGCTGCCATCGATCGGCGGCGCGTCTGCGAATGTGATCTGTCGCTTGTGCGAGAAATCGACACGAATTTCTGTCTCCGGCGATTTCGCCGCCCGAAGCGCCGTGAGCGCGCGTCGTCGCGCCTCGCGAGAGGGTGTCTTGAGCCTCGCGCTGCCGATGCGGGAACGGTTGAAGACGAAAGCGCGCGGCGGCTTGTAGGTAACGATGCGCACAAGGTATCGCGCGAGGAACGGACCGTGCCCAATCGGCGTGCGGCCCACCTTCGCGCGCCCGAAAACAAACCGCGCCGGGTATGCGATCACGTCGACGAGCGTGCCGTCGACATAGCCGAGATAGCGCACAGCGCCCGCGCGCACGCCCACTTCCCAGGCGGCCACAAGGGCTTCATCGATGACCCGCCGTTTGCGCGGCTCGGGCCAGTCCGGGAACCACAGCCGCACCCCGTCATGAACGGCGAGCCAGGGCAGAAAATGCGCCGGCGCCGTCTGCGGATCGAGCACCTGCTCGACCGGCACCGGCAGATCGTCGCTCATGCCCGCCGCGAGGCCTTCCTCGAACGGCGCCTTGTTCGGCGGCAGAATGTCGGGGACACTCGCGCTCATCCTGCCACCTCGACAGATAGTTCGATCACGCCCGGGATCGGGATCGTGTAGGGATCGGCCGGGATATCGGCGGGCGAGGTCAGATCCGCTCGGGTCACCGAAAGGCCATAGGCTGCGCCTTCGAGTGCCGAGCGAGGCACCTGTGCCCCGATCAGCATGCGCGCCTGCCCGGCAGCAAGAATACGCGCCTCAGCCTCGGCGCGAACGGCCTCGGCATCCGGGCCAGTCGGCACGATTATCGTGCCGGTCACATCGTAGACGCCGCGCGTCGCCCGCAGCACCGAAAGGCTGGTGGCTTCCGGTTTCACGGTCGTGTTGTTCGTCGCGGCGCGCACGAGCGCTAGCTCGGTATCGGTCGCGTCGCGCCCCGACGGTCCGGCGATCACGAGATCGACGTCGCCACGCCGCCCGTGAACCGCCCGCCCGATAACCGCCGCATGGTGAAGCTGCGGCCAGGCCGTCATTGCCTCATAGAGGTAACGCTCAGCACTGCCCGCAGCCGGCCGCGTGAAGGCCAGCAGATAGCGCGCGAGCAATCGCGCGTCGCTCTCCATGACGGCTTCAGTCGTGTCTGTCGCGGGCACGACGACGAGCCTCTGCACGCCGATGCGCGCGCAGACATTGTCGAGATCGGCTTTCTGTGCCGTGGGCGCGAGCACGGCCCGCACAGCATCGTTGACGCGCGCCCTGTCGAGCAGCCGCAGATAGCTCCACGCCTGCGAGGCGATCACCACGGGATCGGTTTCGAGCGCGTCGACATCATAAGACGGGAGCGTCGGGTCCACGGCCCTCGCCGCCGCCCAGACGACCGTAAACCGCGCGAGAAACTGCTCTTGCAGCGTCTCATAATCGAGCGCCTCGATGGCGTCGGGCGCGGGCATGCGCGTCAGATCGATGGCAGCCGCCATGTCAGACCTCGGAAAGTGTGTAGCCGTATTTGCTGGATGCCAGCGAGATGCGGCGCAGCCCTTCGGAGCGCGTGTCGCCCAGATGGCCGCGCGGTCGATACTCGCCCTCGATCACGAGCGCCAGTTGACCGAGGCGGATCGCGTCGGCGGTGTTCCCCGACGTGTCGATCCGCGCGACCTTGAAGCGCGGCTCCCAGAGGTCGAGAGCCGTCGCGAGGGTCGTGATGAAGAGCAGAATGGTTTTCGGCACGAGCAACCGGCCCAACAGGGCCGAGCCGATCGCGCCGAACCAGCGGCGCATCACCCGGTCGCCGAGGCGCGTCGTGAAGATCACATCGATCGACTGCACCACATGGGCGAAGCCGTCGAGCGGGCGCCCGGTGACGCGATCAAGCCCCGCCATCGGACGCCGCCGCCTTGACGGCCTTTTTCGGCTCCGTCGTGGTCTGCTCGACCTGCGGCACGATGTTGCCGTGGTCGAGATCGAACCGCGCCGCGGCGTCGTCGAGATGCACGATGCGGGTTTCGGGCACGCGCGCGCCGTTGATGCGGACGATACCAGGCCGCACAGTGTAGGGTTTCGTGGTCATGGTCATCCTTTCAGATGGTCGGGAAGGTCGGGCATGGGCATCGTCTGCCCAGCCATGGAATGAGTGCTATCGGCGCAAAACATGATCTGCCCGGCTTCGATGAAGTAGTGGCAGACAGGGTCGCCCGCATAGCCGCCGAACGTGATCTTCACGCTCGGGCTGAACGTCGGGGCCTCAAGATCGCCGTTGAATTCCCACGTCACCGGCCCCTCGGTGCGGATCAGATGCTTAGACCGGCGGGCCGGGAGGCCCAGGCGGCGCGGAGACGTGGCCATGCGTGTCGTCGATATGTTTGCTGTTCGACTTCACGTAGCCGTCCTTGAAGTCGGCGTTGCCGGCGACTTCTATGTCCCCCTTGATCTTCACCTTCGGCCCGGTGATCGACAGCGCGTCGCCATCGAGCACGATTTTCCATGGGCCAAACGTAACCACGTTCTCGTCGCCCTTCTCGGAGGGCTGCTTATTCTCGTCAGAGAATGCCGCATTAATCGCGAGACCCTGTCGCTTCGCGCCGACCGGGTTGAGCGCGAGCATCGTCTGCCCCTGCTTCGGCGGCAGCCATGTCTTGATCGCGCCGCCGCTTTCGGCCCACGGGATCGCGGGGCCGAGGATCGGCTGGCCGTTCGCGTCTTCGCCGAGCTTCAGGCGGAGCGTTCCTGTCTTCGCGTCGACCTCGTGAACGGGGCCGATCTGTATCATGTTCGCAATGATCCGCCGCAACTCGGCAATTTCCGCCTTCAGAAGCAGGATTTCGTCACCGAAAGCCATTATCCGGAATTCTCCGTGAAAACCCTGCCGTCGCCGAAGTCGACCGTCAGGCTCGATGTGGTCACGGCGGCTGCCTTATCGTCGTGAGGCCCTATGCCCACAGCCTTTCGACCCTCCGCGCTGATGCCGAGGATCGCTGCCGCCTTCTGCCACTCCGGCCAGCCGTCACCCACATGCACGAGGCTGTGGATCAGATCCGCGATATCGGCCGTGTCGGGATCGCCCCGAAGCGCGGCCTCGATCTCGTCCCAGAATGACGTGTCGATACCGGGCGATGGATCGCCGATCGTGTCGACCGTCAGAACCAGCTCGCGGCCAGCGAAGCGGATGCCCTTGCGAACGCTGCCGCCACGCTTGACCGAGAGCGATTTCTTGCCGGTGACAAGCCTGCGCCAGATATCGAGCCAAACGCCATCGCCATGCTGGAGCGCGGCGACGATCTGAAACCGCAACACGTCAAGCGCCGCCTCCATCCCTTCATCGGTGTGAGGGATCGTGATGGCGTGCACACCCGCTTCCGTGGTCACGGGTGAGGCGATGCCGATCTCGAAGACGAGCGACAGAGAGCGAGCCGGGGCGAAAAGATCGCCACCAGAGACCGTAGCGTCATCGTCGTCGGTGTAGACGGCGACGAACGGTCCGGGCTCCGTGTCAAGGTGATCGTCGAGCGGAGAATTCCGGCTGTCGTAGACGCGCCCCTCGGCGAAGGTGCGGCCCGCGAGGGCCTTCACCGTCGCAATGCGCAACACCAGTCCAACGAGGCTCATGGCTATGCCTGCTTGAGCCGCGTGCAGTGCAGAACAAGCCGCGAGGCGTTGTCCGGCAGTGGATCGCGTGCGATTTCGTAAATGGGCTGCCCCTCGCGGTCGAGAGCCTGAATTCGGTCTTTCTCGCGCGGCCAGTCGGCCCGCGAGGCAAAGGCGGCTTTCGGCACGCTCACGCGGATCGGCCCGGCTTCGAGATTGACGCCGAAATTGCCGCCGATGCGGTCGCCGTCCGTGCGCTGCAACCCGTGATCCTCGGTTAGGATCGCGTAAAGATCGCGCTCCTGCCGATTTGGATCAGCACCGCCCGCCGAATATTTGCCGGAGCGCATGGGAAGGATGCGGACAAGCTCGCCGAAGGTCGCGTCGACCGCCGTCGCTGTGACGGCATCGATTGCCGCGAAAGGTGATGCCATGATCCATCCTCAAAATTTGGTGCGGGGCTTGTGGCAGCCCCGCGCGCCCTTCGGTCCGACCCCGTTGCCGGTCCTACTCCCCTCAGCTCCACTCCGCGCGCATCGCCAGCCGGTCTTCGGTGCGCGCGCGGTCGCTTCGTTGCGTCGGTTTTTCGCGATGGGAACCCGCATGGCGGGAGACATCGTGGCGCATTCGAGCCAAGCCCAACCGGACAGCACCGGCAGGCTCCCCACATGCGCAGCGGGTAATGTCGCTCGATCACGATGCCCCCCGCGATGCGGGGTGCGCAGAGCTGGGTGGGGCACAGCTCTGCGCTTGGTGGCGGTCAGGGGGAAAGGCTGACCGCTTGGGCCTCGTTAATTGCGGATGCGGACCTGCACAGCCGCGTCTGCCGCAAGCGCTGACGTGAACGCCTTGCCGATGGCTGCGTTGCTGCCTGCGGTAGCTGTCACGACTTTGTTCGTGGCGTCCCAGTAAAGCGCCGCGCCCTTGGAAATGGCCTCGGACGTGCCCTTCGCCAGCGTAAACACGCCTTCGAGCAGCACCGTAACCTCGTCGCCGATGGCCGCTTTCGTTTCGGCCACGCCGATCAGGGCGCCGATGACCACGACATCGCCGCTCGCAATGGCAGCCGACGCCGTGCCGGTGATGCGCTCACCGCGCTGAAAATAGTTCTTCATGAGTGTCTCCAGAAATGGGGGAGTGCCGCCCGCCGTCCTCCGGCGAGCGGTTTACCCGCTTGTTCTTTCGGTGAGCGCTTAGTTGCCGGGGTTCTTGTAGAACGCCTTGTAGTCGATGACGCTGGCCCCGAAATCAAGGCGAGCCTTCAACTCGATGCCGTCGACCTCGAAGCCCACGCGCTGCTCGGTGTACAAGCCTTCAGAGCCTTCGAGATACGCATATTCGAGCGTATCCCACTGGGCAGGGTCGCCGATGACGTGCCAGGGCGAATTCCCGCCGGGCACATAGAGACGATCCTCGACGATCAGCTCCATCGAGTTCTGGTAGACGTTCACGTCGCCGGTCTTCGTCGCTTGCACGCTGGTGAGCAGCTTCTGAGCCGCAACCTTGTGCTTGCGAGATACGGCGAGATACTTGCCGCGCAGATTGAGCGGCTTCCCGGCGGCGTCGACCTGCGCCCCCATCGCGATATCCGCGGCTTCAAGCGTCGTTTCGGACGGCGCGGCCCCGGCAGCGGCGAGGTTGCCGTGATCGGCGTGGAAAAGAGCCTTCCCGTCGCTCAAGGTCTGGTTGTTGATGAGTAGGTTCCAGACGGTATCGCTTTCGAACTCGGCCGCCGCGCGACCGAACAGCGTCGGGATGCGGTCGAAGGCGCCCAGGTCGTCGTTGATGAGCGACTGACGCGTGATTGCCACGATGCGGCCATAGGTGCCGATCGCGTATTTCGTCTGATCTTCGCCGAACGTCGCGTAGGTGTATTCGCCACCTTCGCGGACCTTCTTAAACTCAGGAAGGCCGGTCAGCATCACAATCGTGCGGTCTTTAAAGTCCGGCACGTTCGACTGGCGAGAGAACGGCTTCCAGGTCTGCACCGCGGTGCCGTAGCCGTCTCGCAGCCTCTTCGCTGCGACGTTGGCAAGCAAGAGCGGGAAATCGCTCGTCGACATCATGCCCGCGCGCGTCTCGAAGCCCATCAGCACGCTCGCCAATTCAAGCTTCCCGAGGCCGCGAAGGCGGGTGCCGCGCGTGTCTTCGATATAGGTGCGCCCCATCTCAAGGAGTGTCATCCCGCGATATTCGCGAGCGGCGGCGGTGAGTTGCGTGGCGCCCGGATTGGCGCGGTGCAAGACCGCGTTTTCCACCGCAGCGCGGCGGGTGTCGCCCTCGTCCTGCGTCACACGCACGGCGACGGTGTCGGTCGCGCGGGCGCGCGTGGCGAGCTCATCGAGCACATGGCGCCCGAATTCGACCGCGCTCGCGCCACCGTCAATATGACGCTGCAAGAAGTCGTCGCTCATGCCGTGTCGGCGAGCGAGCGCGGTGATTTCCGAGACGCGCGTGCGTTCGGCGCGCGTAGCCTCTTCGGTCAGAGCGCGCGTGTCGACGGGCGCAGGTGCGGCGGCAGGTGCGGCCGAGCGCTGAGCTTCATTCGCCGGATCTTCCGGCGTGGTGCGGACGTTGTCCGGCATGGATTGCTCCTGAGTTGTGGTGATGACGGCCGGGAAAGAGCGCTCGCCGCCGTCTGAGCGGGCGCCGCGAACCTGCGCGCCGGGATCGGCGGGCACGGGCACGAAACTGATTTCATGGGGCGTCCAGCGCTCCACGATCCACTGCTCAACGTCGCCGCGCTTCTCGGCTTCGATGATGCGCACCTTGTCGATGCTGTAGCCGATCGAGATGTTGCGGACGATGCCTTCGCTGACCTTCCGCCAGAGCGTGTCCGACAATTCGTCGGTGCTCTCGCTCGGGAAGCGAATGCGAGCGAGAGCCTTGTCGCCCTCGATCCAGGCGCGCTCGACCACGGCAACCTGCGTATCGGTCGACCAAGAACGATGGCTGTCGAGAACGGGGCCGCCAGCGGCCAGCCGCTCCATGTTGATGGCAGCCGCGCTGATGACCAGCGTTTCCTCATACGGAATACGGGTCCAGTCCTCCCAACGCGCCCGCATCACGGAAGCACCGGTCGAAAACACCACGTCGACTGTGCGCGCTTCCTTGTCGACCGAAGTCAGCGGGAGCGCGCGCATTTGCACGGGGAGATACACCTCCCGCGTTTCAATCTGCGGCATCTTGTTCATCCTGTTTCTTGGAACTGTCCGACTTTTCCGGAGAGTTGGCGGATTGAGCCGCCCCTGTTGCCGTCACCTTGCGCGGGTCGATATCGAGGGTGATCCCTCGCTCGTCGAAAGCCTCGTTGATGCGGGCGATGGCGTCGAGCTGCTCGATCGGATCGTTGCCCCATTCGGCCACGAACTCATCCCACGTCATCCGGCCAGACCTGACCGCAAGAATATCCGCCTCAAGGTCTTTCTTCGGATCGATAGGCTCGAAGCCAGGCGCGATCCATGTAACCGGATACCCGCCCGGCCGCTGTTTGAGCGTGCCTGAAAGGATCGCGCATTCGATGAAGCGATCCCACGTCGGCTGGCAGTAGCGAGGAATGATCAGATGGTGCTGAATTTGCCTCACCAGCGCCCGAAACTCGATTTTCCCAGCCCTCAAGCTCGAATAGTTCGCCTGTCTCAGATCGCCCGTGAACTGATCGTAGGTAATGCCAGCGCCGGCCGCGACACTCATCGCTGCGTTGAGCGTGTAGGCTTCGAAACTGGTCGAGGATGACGGCTGTGCGAAGGTGACTTTCTCGCCGGGCTCCAGCCGGGTCATCATGCCCGGAGAAAGTTCGAGCGCTTCCGGCCCCCGCCGCGTTTCCGCGCTTGCTCTCGTTGCCGAGGCCAGGTTTGCGGGCATCCCAACATCGGCAGATTCCACGAACCCAGCAAAGCAGCTTTCCACGCGGGCTTTGACGAGCGTCGCCTCCATGTAGTCGGCAAGATCGCGCGCCGTGAGCAAGATCGGCGCGAACCACGAGACGCCGCGAACTTGCCCGATGCGGAGCGGGCGATAGATATGCGCGATGTCGCGGGCGGGCACGAATACGCTGTCGAGCGAGCCCATGAGTGTCACGGGATCACCCGGATGCGCCTTTCGCACCCAATAGCCAGTGCGCTGGCCATCCGCGTCGAATTCGATGCCGAGCGTCGCCGTCCCACCCGAAGAGCGGCCCGGTATGCCCGATTTACTCTCGTCGAGCTGATCGCCCTCCATAAGTCGCAGATGCAGCGGCACCGGCAGAGTGCTGTCGGACGAGCGTGGGAGATAGCGCACGAGCGCCTCGCCACCTTCGACCATCGCGCGAACAACCAGCGCCTGTGAGCCGTAGAAATCGACATCGCCGGAAACGATGGCCTGCTTCTGCCATTCGGCGAAAAGCGCATTCACCTTCTTATCGATCGCGCGCTTCCCCGTGCGGGAAGTCGGCACGATGCCCGTGCCCACGATGTGCGCGGCTAGCACATCCGGCACTCTCGCCATAGGTGTGTTGCGCACCAGGTCGCGAGCGTGATCGCGCAGCTTTGCCAGCGCCGGGCTTATGCTGCCATTGGCCGACGCCCCACGGCTCCAGCCCATGGAGCGGCGCGGCGCGAGCGCACCGTCATAGGAGCGTTTTCGGAGCACCTTGACCGCCGCACGCGCCTGAAGGCGCCGCACTTCCGCCATAGGCGAAAACACGCCGATAACTCGATCCAGAAACGCCATTTATCGGCTCCGATTATGGGAAACGAGCACAGAACGCGGGCGAGAAGCGCCCGAAATCTCGCGCTCCATGGCCGCGAGCGACCGCTCCATCTCGTCGAGAGAGCGATAGGTCACTTCGCGCACCTCGCCGCCGCTCTCGTAGCGCACCTTGCGGGCACCGGTCGCGATGGCGCGCTTCAGCGCGTCGATGTCGGCTTGCGTGAAGGCCATCGGTGTCTCTCGTGCAAAAAAGTGCCGCCGGAACAGCCGCCTCTCAACGGAGGCGGTGAGCCGGCGGCTTTCCGGGGCGGCGGGGGTATCCCCTTATTGCCGGTCTATGTTCCAAGACCTTGCTCAAGCCTCCCAAGGGCCGTGAGGCCGGGGATGCTGCTGGGTGCCTCGCGAGCAGTACCAGACCGCCCTCTCGGGTATTCGTGTGGGGAGGCTGGCGCGGAGCTTCGAGCCCAGCCAGACCGCCCTCTCAGTTTATCGCTTGAACCAGCCGCGGTTGCGGCCCTTGAACCAGTCGTTCCCGCCCGGTTCTTCCTGTTTCGGCTCCGGGGCGGGCTCCGGCGCAGTCTCTTTCGCGGCTTCGGACGCCGCCGCCGCCCGAACCGGTGCCGGTGACAGCAAATCGACAGCGCGCGCCTCTTCAGGCACGCCGCGCTCTTTCGCCAGCACCGCCCAATCGTCCGCCGTCATGCGCGACAGGCCGAGATATTCGGCCAGCGCCATGTTGTAGACGCGGCAGTCGAGCCAGTGGTTTTCCTCGCGGAACTTGATCTTCCAGACCTTGCGATTGCGGCCCTTGAACTTCTCGTCGGCGACATATTCCGACGTGATCTGCCGGAAATACACCTCGTCGAGCCAGGTGCCGAAATGGCAATAGCCGGGCGGGTCGATCTCTCGGCCCGCCTTCAGCCCGTCCTTGCGAAGGTCAGAGTAGAACGTGGCTTTCAGCGGCCACGTGCCGACCGACCACTTCTGCGCGCCCTTCTTGATCTTCCTGCCGCCGTAGTCGATGTCCTGAAGCGTTGGCGATCCGAGCGCTGGGCGGCTCCAGCCGTCCTCGCCCTTCAGCGCCATTGCCCCGGGCCGATTGCGGCACCAGGTGTAGACCGTGTTCGTCTGATAGCCGCTGTCCACGCCGAACAGGTCGACGCGGCGGCGATTGCCGAACGCGTCAGGATAGGTCCGCTCATACAAGTCGGTGAGCTTGGCGAAGGCGCCGCGCTCGGCGTCCGTCGTCTCGCCGTCGAGATACTGCACGTCAACAACCCAGCTCTGCCGGTCTGGCGCGATCGCCAACACCTCGACATAGATGCCGCGCATCTGCACGTCAGCCGATGCCACCAGCAAGAGAGCCTGCGGCGGGATGTGCCCGCGCGTGAGACCGTCTTCGCGCCGCTCCATCAGCCGTGTGTGATCAGGCGTGTCGGTGCGCAGCTCGTAGGGCAAGCCGAGCGTGAGGTTCCAGAAGCCTTTCTGCTTGGCCGGATCGTCCCCGGCCTCGATGAACTTCTTCGCGATCTCGTCCCATGGCACGAAGGGGCTCGACAACGCATCGAAATGGTAGCTGGGGAACTTCCCCGGCGCAGGCTCCAGCGCGATCCACTCGCCAGCGCGCACCAACGCGTTGCGCTCATGATATTCGATCACAGAACCGCAGCACGGCGCGATGTAGTGAGCTTCGTAAGGGTAGACATCGTTGAACTTGAACCACTTGCGGTCAAACTCGAAAGTGAATTGCTCGCCGCAATGCGGGCAGGTCACATGCCAGAAGCGCTGATCTCCTGCGTCGAACTCGTCCGAGATGTAACAGGCACCCTTAAGCACCGGCGTCGAGATATTCAGCTCTTTCCAGTCTCCGCTCGCGAGAAAACTCGTGTAGCGGGCGCTGATCATCGCATGCGGCGAACCTTGCCCGTCGAGATCGTCCGGGTATTCGCTCGCCTCGTCCTTGAAGACCTTTTTCAGTGTCTTTGAGCGAAGATCTGCGGTCGACGTGGCGATCAGGCAGCTCAGAGAGCCGCCCGGATAGCGTTTCGTGTACGTCGTCGACCCTTGCGAGCTGCGCGACTTCTGCGCCTGCACCTTTTCCTTGAGCGCCTTCGTCTCGCTGATTGCGAGGTTTAGTTTCTCGCTCAAAAATTCGCTCAATGCGCTGTCCGTCGGCTGCACCACGGCCATGCGGCACGGATCACGGTCGATCGTGTGACCGATCCAGGCGATGCCGAGCGTCGTGAAGCCGGTCTGCGCGCTCTTCCGCACCACGACCTTGTTCACCGGGCAATCCGGTCCGAGCATGTCGAGCGGCTCGATCAGATAGGGCGTCAGATACGGGTCCCAAAGTTCACCGGCGCGCGGGCCGTCAGGCACCATGAGATTTTCCCGTGCCCACTTTGAAGGCGGGATCGGCATCGGCGGCTCCAGGAGCTTCGCCAGCGTGCGCGCGACGATACGGAGGGCAGAGTGCTTGAACTTCATTCCTCGCCCTGCCCTTCGGCCTCTGTCGCCTCCTGCGGCTCGTCTTTATCGAGCAGCCTCATCTCCTTCGCGAGCAACGCCCGCATGTCCCGCGCCACCGTCTTCAGAAAGGCCCGCGCCCCGTTCACGCCATCCTTCGCCACCGCCGCAGCCAGATCGTCTGCGCGTGTCGGGAGCTGCTCGAAAGCACGGGTCAGTGCCTCGGCGCAGCGCACCATCGCCGCCTCGATATCCTCGATCGGCAGCAGATTGCCGAGCCGTTCTTCGAGCTTCAGTTTCGCGAGGTCGGCCTCGTAGGCCATGCGGCGAGCCTGCTCGCGCGCCAGCACGTGATCGCCGCCGGTCGCGGGAGCGGGTTCACCCTGTTCCTGCGCGCGGATAGAGGCTTTCGTCGCCGCGCCCAGCTCTTTGGCCGCGTCGCCAGTTTCGCCGACGGCCCTATCGTAGGCAGCCAGATTGACGAGCTTCGCCCGCCCGGGGCCAGGACGCGTCTCGATCAGCCCGTCGCGGACGAGCTTGGCCACCCGCTCGGAAATCGTCTGCTTCGTGACGCCCTTGCGGGCCGCCAGATCGGAGACGCTGACCCACAAGCCAGCGCCGACTGGCTCTTGCGTGTCAGCCGTCAGGTTCATGATGTCAGCCGTGTAAGGTCAGTTAAACTTGAAATCGGCTAGCGCTATTTCGGGGCGGCGTGCCGTTCGCCCCCATGGGAAGGGGCGAGAGGGACCCGCGCATGTGGCATATAGGCCACTGTGGCATGCCTGCCACACACCAAAAAGGGTGGCGCGACCGCAACAGTTGCGCGAAAGCCACAGTTTTCTAGGCGCGGGCCGCCCCGAAGGGCCACCAGAGCCGCACGAGATAGCCCAGCGTGGACGGCTCGCGCCGCTCCGGCTCGGCAGGCCTCGACAGCAGCCATGTCGTAGCGTCCAGCGTGGCGAGCAGCCAGTTGGCTACAACCCGGCCACGCTCTGTCAGAGCGTAGCTGCCAGCATCGCCGAGGCTTTCAAGCAGCCCGTCGTCGACGAGCTGCCGCGCCTGCGCAAGACCAGCCTCGTCGACGGTCACTACTCGCCCGGTGTAGGCCGCCTGGGCAATCGCCCATAGGTGGAAGGGTTCGTACCCATAGATATCCGTTGCCATGTCGATCCCTCCATCAGAGCTTGAGCAGGCGTTTCAGTTCATGTTCAGTGCGTTTCGGCAGTTCGGCCGCAACCGTGCGCTGGAACGCCGCTTCCGACGCGTCCTTCACGATTTCCTTCGGGATCGCGGGGCCATAGAGCGGCCTGATCGGCAGCCATGAGCGGTTCTTGCCGACGCGGATCACGCTGCCATCGGTGCGGCGGATGCGCTTGTAGACGTTGCCCGCGAACTTCCCGCGCGGCGCGATGAACGTGCCCTTGAACAGGGTTGACTTCGCCCAGGGGGCAGCGACGACGCCAGCGCCAGTCTGCTTGGCGCCGAATTCCTTCAGCCGCGCATATTTGCCTCGCGCGTCGATCCGCGCCTGCAACGTCGCCTCGTTCGCCGACCATTGCGCCGTCGCGGCCTTGATGACCCCGTATTTGTGCCCCGTCTGCTTGACGAGCGCGCGACGCACCTGCGTCAGAGTTTTGCCCGTCGAGTGATTGACCGCGCGAGCGAGAGCCGCGCGCATCTTCGGCTCGGACAGCATCGCCACCGTGGCGATCACCGTCGCCGTGCCGGGCTGCGACGCAGCGATCCTGATCGTGCCCCGCGCCATGCGACCCGCCCATAAAAAAACGCCCCGGAGCGGCTGCTCGGAGGCGTTGTCTAACCCTTTTGGTGGATGATTTGCTTGTAGTCACAATAGGGTTTTGTGTCAAATCTTATTTTTTCCGTTTTTGTTTCAATGGCTTGCGGGCGTTTTTCATGGGCACAAAATCGCCTTCCAGCACGCGCTTCGCCTGTTTCGCCTCGATCCACGGTTCGGCGGGGACGTCCGGCCCCGTCACCTCGAAGCCTTCGAGCGCACCGTCAAGCTGCGCGGCCAGGGTAGCCAGCGCAGCATGCCAGACGAGATAGACCGCACGAGCGTGCATGACTTCTTCCGCGCTTGTCGCGCCGATATGCGACTTGCGTCCGCGTCCGCCGCGATTGCCGGTCGTCACCGCCTCCGCCCAATCCTCATAGGCCTCAGGCCGAGTACCCGCCTTCGCGTGCACGATCACCAAAACCGCCGAGCACGCCTGCTCGACACGGACCGGCAGCGGCTCGACATTGCCGAAGGTAACGGCTGGCACGCGCCACCATGCGCCATTCCTCTGCTCGACTATCTGCCCCTCACGGTCGAGCCGCTCCCTGTCCCAGATTTCGACCTGATCGAGATCCGCCCATTCGAGCCACATATCCGCAAGCGACAGCACCGCGTCGTGAGCGATCAGCGCGTCGTCGGGCGACGAACGCGAAACCGCCCCCAATGTCCGCGCGGCAAATCCCGAATTATCGACGCGCACACCCAGCACCGCCGTCGCGCCAAGAACCGACGCCGTGCTAACCTGAGGACCGCGCGCCGAAAAGCCGCCAGCCGCTTGCCGGTCCACCTTCTGCACGCGATAGGCCCAGTCCAGCAGCTTCTCGATGTCGATGATTTCCTTCGTCCGTGCCATGTTTGGTCCTATTTTTGTGTCCCGCGAGGGTGCGAGGGTTGCGCGAGGATCAACGAACAACCCTCGCGCCCTTTTTCCCTTTTTGTTTCAGACTGTTATTTGCTTTTTGCGAGGGTGCGAGGCTTGTCTCTATAATGTGTAAGAAAAAAACGGCTATAGCCTTCGCCCGAAGCCCCTTTTTCCTTACGTACGTACGCGCGACAAGCCTCGCAACCCTCGCAAAAACGCTAAAACAACTGCGCAATTAATGCTTTATGAGCTGCGAGGGTTCAGCTATCACCCTCGCGTAAGTCTCGCACCCTCGCGGCACTGTTTTACAAAATTGCGCAAATCGGCGCCTTCGAGCGAGGATCAATGCTCATCCTCCCGATGCGGGGGCTGCGGGTCGCCTTCCGGGATCCAGTCGAGCGTCACATCCATCCACTGCCGGATGCGCTTATCCTCGCGTATGAACCCTTTTTGCTTCATGGCTTTGGAGAAGGATGTTTCTGACCAGGGCTTGATCGCATTGGAGGCGCAGTACTTTGCGAAGGCGGTGTACATCGCGCGAGCCTGCACCTGGGCGCCCGGGAGAGGCTTCACGCAATCTCGGATGAAAGCCCCAACGGGATCGCTATCCTCGCGATGGCTTTGCGTTAGCCCACGAACCGCGGGCGGCTCGAGCAGCCCTTCCGTGAGAAAGATCCGTGCCCCTTCGATCAGCCAGTTCAGGACGCCAGCGGCCTCTTCCATGAACTCCCCGACCACTTCGGGCAGCGGTCTCTGTTCGGCCTCAGTGAGCGTCACGGGCCAGTGAAGGAACTTCATGCGCCGCCAAATGCCCTTGTCGAGGCCTCCGATCTGCGGCAGTTCGTTACCCGACATGAAGGGGATGAGCTCCGGAATCAGATCGAAAAAGCCCTTGTTCAAGTGCCGCACGGGGATCGGCTCCGAGCCTGTCACGGTCTTGATCAGCCCCTCGCGCAGGGGTGAACCGCGCGGAAGCTCGGCGATAGCGACGAACCGCTTGCCAGCAAGGCGCGCGAAATCAGGATTTGGTCTATCTCCGGCCTGCTCTTGCGTTCCCGTGATGCTTTCCGGCTTCAGACGCCCGGCATAGTCGCCAATGATCCGGGCCATGGTCTCCATCCAGACTGATTTGCCATTGGCGCCATCACCATAGAGAAAAATCAGACATTGCGTGGAGGCGCCGCCGAGCAGACCACGCCCGGCAGCAACTTGCAGGTATCGCCGCTGTGCATCGTCCGGCTGGAAACGCTCCATAAACGCCAAAAAACGCGGTGCCGTCGCCTTCGGATCGTAGGAGCATGCCGCCATTTTCGAGATGCGGTCCTCCCGCCGATGCGGATCGAGGCGCACGCTCGCGACTTTCCGCCTCACCATGCGCACGACGTCCGGATCGGGGCATTCGAGATCTTCCTCCTCGATCTCCTTCACCTCGAAAACAAGCGTCCCGTTCTGGACGTTGCATTTCAGCGGGTCCGCATCGAGGGCTGCGGGAGTGACAGTGATATGGGGCACCGCTTGCTGGATCATCGCCACCGTTCGGGCGCGGTTGCCGCAACTGATGCCGAACTTCACCCGCCCCGCTCGACGCTTTTCGAGCGCGGTTTCGGCAGCCGCGCCAAGCGCGAGCACCATCTTTTCCTCGGCCGAGAGGCTTTCTTCCTCTCGGGCCTTCAGCGGCGCCGCCCGCTCAATCTGAATGCGCACGATCTCCGGCACCGGCAGATAGCGGTGTTCCAGCTTGATCATCTTCGCGGTTTGCTGTGCACAGCGCTCGGCCTCGTGGTCGCCCCCCTCAAATTCCCAGCGGCGCCCGTCCCAAAAGTGCATACCGACCTGGTTCACATTGAGCAGTCGGTCGCCATAGAGGTTGAGCAGCCGCCTCGCGTTGTCCGTGTCATTCTGGTCGAGCACGGCATTACCCGCGATCATGTCGAGCGTGATGCCCGGCGGCAGGCCGCCATAATCGTCGCCACCAAGCTCGGCCGCGTCGCAGCCATAATCGTCTTCTTCGAGCGAGCCCTCGACGATATCGGCAATGTGCTTGTTCGGATCGGTCGAGCCGGTCATGCCGCCTCCGCGATCTCGTCGCGCGCGGCATCGAGTGCTGCGAACAGGTTCGGCACATCGAGTGCCCGCGCTTCCGCCTCGACATATTTCACGCCGTCGAGGAAGTAGCGGTGGTTCAACTCGTTGCCCCAGCCGATGCGCCCGAATTTCACGGCGCGCATCGGCACCGTCATCAGTCCGCCGAACGGGTCGAACACGACTTCACCGGGCATCGACCACTGGTTGATCGCCCGGTCGACGATGTCGAATTGCAGCGGGCAAAGATGCATTTCCTTGCCCTTCGCGGCTTGCAGCGTGTTCGCGGAAAGCATGCGCGTGATATCGGTCCACACGTCGGGGTGCCGCGAGTGCGGCGGCAGGAGCATGAAGTCTGCCGGCAGCCTCCCGCGCTCTTCGAGTGCTTCAGCGATCTGCACGTGGTGCTCGAAATCGTAGACGGTTTCGAGCGAGAACTTCTTCCAGATCTTGTAAACATCGCTCGCGCCGAACCCCACGATCTCGTCGGCGGTGATCAGTCGGTTGCCGCTCGACCGCGTGTAGGCGTGCGCATCGAGCTGCCAACGCGCGCGGCTATATCCGTTCGGGTGCTGCCAGTGCGCTGCCGTCCCGGTTTCGCGGTCCTCATCAACGCGCCATTTCTTGTCCTTCACCACGGGCGAGTCGGCATAGCCGTTCGACCGATCAGACGGCGGCTTGCGAAACAGCAGGAGCTTCTCCGGCACGCCGAAGCCCATGCGAGAGCCGTCTTTGCACTGCTCGGTCCAGCCCAGCCGATAGGTCTGGTTGTTCTCGCGCACCACGTCCGTGGTGATCACTTTCTCGCCGAGAAACGCGAACCCGTGCTTCCGAAACCCCGCAATGCAGTCATAGGAGAAGGTGCTGAGCGTTTGAAAGCCGAAGCCGGACACGCCGCCTGGAATGATCCGATCCTTCACATGGATCGCGGCAAGCCGCCCCGGCTGAAGCACGCGGAACAGTTCCGGGATCAGATAATCCATCTGCGCCCAGAAATGCGCATCGTCGTTCGTGTGCCCGAAATCGTTGTAGGAAGGCGAATATTCGTACTGCGTCGAGAACGGGATCGAGGTCACGATCAGCCCGACGCTGGCCTCCGGTATGCGCGCCGTCTCTTCGACCGTGTCGGCATTTACGAGCCGATAGCGCTCGGCCGAGACTTCGATCCGCTTGCAGCCGAGAGAGCGCTGCAACGCGTCCGCCATGGCGGCGTGGCTCAACCCGTAGTCCTTGATGATCTGGCTCATGCGCGCCACCATTTGATTGTGCTGATCCCACTTGCGCTTCAGCGTGCGCAAGATTTCGCGCTCGCTCTCGGCGTAGATGATCGTGATCTCGACAGGCCACTCCTGCAGGAATCGCTGGATGCGATGGATCGCCTGGATGAAATCGTTGAATTTGAAGCCGATGCCGAGAAACACGGCCTTGTGGCAATGGCGCTGGAAGTTGCAGCCCGATCCGGCGATGACGGGTTTTGCCGAGAGATACTTGAATTTGCCGTTAGAGAACTCGACGATGCATTGCTCACGCTGGTCGAGGTCCTGCGAGCCATAGACCGAAACGACGCCAGGCACGGCCGCGTCGATCGCGTGCCGCTCCGCTTCGAGATCGTGCCAGATGAGGTAATGGCTTTCGGGATCGTCAGCGAGGATCGTCTTCAAGGCTTCGACGCGCGCGGGCAGCGTCTCGCGCTTCTCCCGCGCCGCATCCTGCAAGCCCATCGCCGCGTCGCGGAGCAGCATGAACTGCCCACCTCGATCGGCGTCCTTCGCGCGCAGATCGCTCTGCACCTCGCGGTAATGCACCGTCATCGGCGGGAGGTTATAGCCTTCATCCGAGAAACCGAGATCGCTCGGCCGCTGGATGAACAGCGCCCACGACGCCACCCACAGCCAGAACTCTTCCTCCTTGTGCGGGTGAAGGGTGAGCTTGTCGGCCTTCTCGGAATTGCGCTTGAAGAACCGCGTCTTCGCCTCGCCGACATCCATGATGCCGAGAAACGCCGCGTAGGCGAGCAGCTCGATATAGTCGTTCGGCGAGGGCGTCGCGGTTGCCACGAACTTGTATGTCACGGCGTCGAACAACCGCATGAACTCGCGGAAGGTCTTCGTGCCGCCAAAGCCGCGCAGGCAACTCGCCTCGTCGAGCGAGACCACGGGAACTGCGTCGGGTCGATCTTGCCGTCGCGCACCGTCTCGTAGTTGGTCAGATAAACGCCGGTCGGTCCCGCCTCGTCGACGCTCCGGATGAAGCGGACACAGATTCCCATGTCGGCCGCGTCGCGTAAAAATTCCTGCCGGACGCCAAGCGGAATAACGATCAGCCCCCGGGTCCCAGTGGCCCGCGCGATCGCGTCCACCACGGACAGTTGCACGCGCGTCTTGCCAAGACCGAAGGCGGCGAACAGCGCACGGCGCCCGCCGTCGATCATCCACCGCGCGGCGGCGGCCTGATGCGGCTTGAGCGAGGGATGCGGCGCGAAGGGAATGGTTTCCGCCCCCTCGCTCTGCCCCGCAAACGGGATTTTTGCCCGCAGGAAGTCGTGGTAGGAGAGGCGGTTGCTCATGCGCTCCCCTCCAGCATGTCGTTGAAATCGCGCCCGCCTTCGGCCATGGCGATACCGATGCGCAGCCCATCGCGCGCATAGCGGGCTCGCCCCCGCTCGAGCGTTTTCGTCGTCAGAAAGGGATCGCTGTCGCCGTCGCCCAGCAGCACGAGCTGCTCGATGCTGGCGGGGATCGAGATCGACGGAATAGCGGGGTTCAGATCCGGCACCGGCCCCGGAATGCGTTGCGGCCGTCCGGTCGGCCCCTTGAGCGTCGGATGCGCCACGGTGCAGATGGCCCGCCCGCCGAGATTACCGAGAGAAACGCTCGACCAGAAGAGGTCGCCGGGCCGGAGCCGCCCGAGACGGTAAAGCGCCGTCGCGACCGAATAGACGGTCTCGATGCCCTCGCCCTTGAACAGGCGGCGCGGCGTCTCGCGGGAGCCAAGCACAACGATGTGCCCGCCTCCCATCGACCCGCGCACTTTCTTCGCGGGCAACAGCTCACCCGTCTCGGGATCGACGATCTCGGCCTTGCCTGAAAAATCCGGCTTGAGCCACGTGATGTGCAGCGCGATGAAGGCGCCGTCATTATCGTGCACAGGCGAAAGCAGCGCCGGACCGCGATGCACGACGCGCGGGCTCTTGCGCCCCGTGTGGTCGACCGTTTCGCCGTGGAAATACGGCACGTCCGCCGCGCCGCGCAGACCGGGCGCGAGACCGGGCCCCCCGTCGCAATTCCGCGCCGCGAAATAGCGTGAGATGGCACCGCCCGATTGCAGCGCCCGGCCGCGATCATAGATCAGCCGCGCCGCCTCGATTTCCTTCTGACGGTAGCGCTCCTGCTCGGCCTGGCGCGCAGCCTCGCGCCTCTGGCGCACAGCCGCGATCTTCGCTTCTTCCTCACGCGTCAACGGCCGCGCTCCGCCGAGCCGATCGACAGCCGCCGGAAAATCGCACCCTGTCACCGCCTGAATGAGCTTGATCGCGTCGCCGCCATCACCGCACACGGCGCAAACCCACTGCGATCCCTTGATCTCGAACCGCGTCGCGCGCTTTCCCCCGCCGCAGATCGGGCACGAGCCCATCATGTGACGGCCGGATCGGCGGAGCTTCGCTCCGAGCTGCTCGGCGAGCGAGGCGAGATCGACGCGCGCCTTCAGATCCTCGATTTGCGCCGGGCTCAGCATGGCTAGACCCTCGCGCAGCGAAGCGCCTTGAGCGCCATTTCGTGCAGCCTTGCGGCGTCGATATGCCGTCCAGCGTCGGCCATGCGACGCTTCGCCATCGCATGGTGAAATTCAGCCAGCCACACGTGATAGATACGCCGAAGAGCGCTCACGACTAACCCCTTGTTATGGTTTCGATTTCATGTTTCAGGCGCGCATGCTCGGCCTCGAGCGCGGCAAGACGTTCGGCGCGCATTGCGCGCGCCACCCAATGAAGATCGTCGGATAAAACGGCGGCGAGAAACGGCGGGCCATAGATCGCGATCAGCGTCATCGTCGCGCGGAAATTTGGCGTCGACGATCCCGCCAGCCACTTGCGCGCCGTGTCGGCAGAAACGATGCCCGCCGTCTCGACCTCTATCGCCTCAGCCGTCTTTTCCGGGTGCGTCGCCCGCAGGAACGCTACGGCGCGCTCCGCGCACGGCCCGGAAAGTTTTCCAATTTTTCCGGAAAGTTTTCCGGAATTCTGGGAAAGTTTTCCATTTTTCTGAGAAGACATTCCGATCGATCCCTCCGATGCTGTGTGCATCAGAGGGTCGGGCGCTGAGGCCTGGAGCCCTATGGCAACGGTGGAAGACGTGGCAGTCATCTCACAATCCCAACATCTGGACGCCAGAGCGCGCGAGACGGAGCGGCAACTCCGGCTCGCGGCGGTTCTGGCAAATATGAAAAACGCCCTTGAACAAGAGGTGCGGGCAAGAAGGCAGGCAAAAACGAGCGAGGAACCGCGAACGTCTCAAAATGGAAACGATCTCTTTCATGAGGCACCTCGCGTAAATAGGGTGATCCCACTCCGGCCAACCCGGCCGGAGCGGACGCCGCTCTAGGCGGCACCGACGCTCTTTACGAAAAAGGGAAAGCCATGAGCCCATCGGACGAAGATCTCAAAAAGCACGATGGAGATGCTGCTCATGTTTGCCCCGTCTGTGAGGATGATAGGCCCCGGCCAAAGCTGGCCGGGGCCGTGGTGCCGCGCGTGGCGCTACGCGGCGTCCCGTTCGGAAGAAAAGGACGAGGCCGGAGCCTCGTCAGTTGGGAGCGACGCGGCTGATACTGGGGGTCGTCGCCCCGGGGAGGTGATCGATTGATCGGATGACGGTCGCCGCACATGCGCAGGCCACACGGCCCCGTCAGGCCAATGCGCCGAGAGCCATTGCATCGCGCGCTCTGCGCGCAGAAGCGTGATTGTCCTCTCGCCGCGCATGAACGACGGCAAGACTTTGCTATCGCCGAAAAGCCTGTGGGACAGCGTCTTGGGCGACAAGTTGCGCGCTTCGAGATATCTCGCGGCAACCGTGATGATGGCGTCGGTGAACATGCCGATAGGGTTAGCGGTTTTTAAACCGCTATGTCAACGGTTTTATAACCGATACAAGCCGCTTGCGCTAAGCGGTAAATTAACCGCATGAGCAACGGTGTGTTGGACAGGATCAATCGAAGGCTGAAAACGGTCGGCATCAGCGCCGCCGCTGCATCGCGCGCGGCTACTGGGTCCCCGGACACTATCAGGAATATTCAGCGTGCCGTCGAAATTGGGCGCCCGAGAAGTATCACTGCCGCAACAGCCGAAAAGCTTGCAAAGCCGCTCCGCACCAATGCCGCTTGGCTACTTACAGGTGCTGGGGACGAAGAAACGACCAATCCTGTCGATGTGTTCGAAGTGCCAATAATATCTTGGGTGAGCGCCGGGCGGCTTTTCCATGTAGAGCCCCAAAGCGGCTTGTCGGAATGCCCGAAACTGCTCATGGCGGGGCTCCGAGCAGGCGAGTGGATCGCTCTGACAATTAAGGGCGATTCCATGGATAGAGTTGCACCAGAAGGATCGCATATTCTGGTGAACCGACGCGAAAAAATGCTGATAAATGGCAATTTTTACGTCGTGTTAACAAGTGATGGTGAGGCGACATTCAAGAGATATCGCCACAACCCCGATCGCCTGGAACCGTTCTCAACAAATTCCTCCCACGAGACCATTTTTATTAATCAGCCTACGGAAGTGATCGGCACTGTTAGAAAAGTAATCACCGATTTGTGAGGCTCGCCTCGATCTGGAGGCTGGCACAATCCTGTCTCCCCTGCCAATGCCGTATATGAGATAAAAACACGGGGGCTATTTTGAAAGTAATCGAATTAAAAGGGAAAAACGCTCACCTTACTAACATGAACAACATCAATATAATTATGGGGCGCAACGGGGCAGGAAAAAGCCGCTTCCTTCGAGATCTTGAGAAAAGTAACAGCGATAATAATCAACTATTTAATATTAGCTATATTAGCCCTGAGCGGGCTGGAACTTTTAGGCGCGATGGATCTGTACTTACATCTATAAGTCAAGACCCCACTTGGCTTCGGCAAACAAGGGCGTTTAATCAGGCCGGCAACTTCAAAGCCGCATCAGCGACGCTGTTCCGTGAAACAGAAGTGCTTTACCTGCGTCGCCTAGCCGCCACGCCGGAAATCCGAGAGGATTCGACGCGCAATTTTAAAACAGATCGGCTGAGTAAGGTAAATCAACTGCTCACTAATATCTCGCTTGAGATGGGTAGAGTCGATTTCGAATTCCGTTCGCTGTCTGATGGCCAGCCAATTAGCCCAGACCAGATCAGTAGCGGAGAGTCAGAAGCCGTAGCTTTGGCTTCCGAGATTTTATATTTCTTCGATACGATTGATACGACAAAAATGAACGTTCTGCTCCTTGATGAGCCGGATGTGCACCTTCATCCCGATCTCCAAGCGCGCCTCGGTAAGCTGATCATCGCCATGCTCGACGAGTTCAAGAGTCATGCTGAAAGCATCGCTGTATGCCTCTCCACGCATAGCTGCCCGTTGGTCTGTTCTCTTGCGGATTCGCGATATGTTTCGCTAGGGACCAAAAGCTTCGCAGTAGACACTGTTGAACTCAAACCTGCCAGCGCCGAACTTCGCAAAGTTGCCCCGTTCTTCGGTCACCCTCTTTCACTTTCGCTGAGCGAAGACGCCGCGTTGATCCTAGAAGGCGAGGACGATGAAAGGGTCTGGCAGCAGGCTGCGCGAACGTCGCAGGGGCGGATCAGGGTCTTTCCTGTGCTGGCTGGCAGCGTGGACCAGTTGGGCCGCCTAGAAACCTTTTGCGCCGATCTGCTTCGCACGCTCTATGACAATCCGGTGGCCTTCTCCCTTCGCGACGGCGACGGCCTGGTGAATCAGCCGATCGAACATACTCCCCCTGTGAAGCGATACCGCCTGCGATGCTATGCAATCGAAAATGCGCTTCTAACTGACCCTTGTCTTGCCTTGATGGGGGCAACCTGGCAGGGGTTTGTAGCCGCCGCGATAAAATGGGGCGAGGAAAATCCGAAAAACCATTGCCGAGACCTTCTCAAGAAACTTGCCGAATCCGATGATCGGTTCCGCTACCAGAAAATCAAAGAGGTCCGCACGCTCGTCTGTGCGGCGCTGGAGTGCAAAAAGCCCTGGGAAGTGGTGGTTGGTCAGGCGATTGGAGCCTTGACGAGAGAGGACCTCACAAACTCAAACATGCTTGTTGATTTCCTGGGCACCGAACTGGTCAGTGATGTCATCTTCAGAAACGTAGCATGAGTGTTAAAGGTATGAACGGCAACTTCCCTGGCTGGTCGTGCGCCGGTAGTAAGAACCAGCCTGAAAATAGAGAAATGACCGGGTGAGAGATGACTGTAATTGATGCGGGGAATATTAATTTTCCTAGACTGAGAGATTGCTGGTTTCCCGTCGAGCTTAACAACGGGTTCCTGTTGCTAAATGCTCAAGAACGCCAGGCGGCGATAGACTGGATCGATGCCAACATTTTTGACGCGGCAAAGTCTAATCAAACGGGGCGGATGAATGTTACGACCGCGATCAGGGCGTTCATGCCCCGGCCTCCTGAATGGACAGGATCGCCGCTTCAACCGCTTTATGACCGAACCGGTCAGGATGACGAACGAGCCGCCAAGCTCTATGGGAATCTCGTTTGCCGGGTCGGGGTTGGTAGGCCTGAAATATGGTGGTGCTTCCCAGAGCCAGTCGCGGAAGACCGCTTCTCACGAACATATGTTTTAAGTTCGAAGATCGCCGCAGTGCTCTCAGGCGCAGGCACCAGTCATCCTTAATCCGCATCGCTGCGGTTTTTAAACCGATTGTGGATTGACGCGGTTTTTAAACCGATATAACCAGGTCTTCATCACCCCTGATGGAGGCCGCCCTTGTCTCACGCACCCCTTTCCAGCGCCGGACCGTCGGGCCTGCTGACGTTTTCTCAGCGGTTTGCGAAAGCATGGCGCGTGCTTCGCGGTCCGAAAATAGGCCGCGCCCGCCCGGGCGAAGGATGGGCCCCCTCCGCTCCTCTCAGGTGCGCTTCAACGCCATCCAAAGCATTTTATTCTTGGCCGGCAGCAAGCTGGCACAGCACGTCGCCCGTCGCGGATACGCCGAACGGTCCTCAGCTTATGCTGGCTCTCGGGCTAGGCGATCAGGCCCTGCGATTTCGCATCCCGCTCGCGTGCACTTAACATCGCGGAGACGATCAGCGAGTTCGACGCGGCTTATCGCAACCGGACGAACCGCCATTCCGACAAATCGTCGGGCAGGCCGAGTTCCGCTGTGTTGATGCCGTCCGAAAGCAGACATGTGCTACCGGCGAGAAGAGCGTCCAGGGCCGCGAGGTCCGAGGGATGACTTTCGAGCGCATCATCGCCGTCCATGATGATCCACCGTTTCTCGCTTTGCGGAACGATCCGGATCGAGTGACCGTGCGTCCTGAATTCCCAATAACCAAACATCCGATGCCCCCCCTGTATCGCGGGGCGAACCCTACCACACGCGGAGGGTGCTGACATGGCTTTCCTCCCCATCCTTTCCGATGGCCGCGCCCGCCGCAACGCCAGCGACCTGCGCCTGTATGTCAGCAAGACCGGGCGCAACCTGGACCGCAGTCGCCTGACCTTCGTGCTGTCCGTCGCGCTGATCGACAGGCTGCGCTGGCACTCGGGCGAACGCTTCGCCATCGCCATGGGCGTGGATGAAGATCTGGGTGCGTTCCAGATTTCTCGCATCACGAAACTGAATACGGGCACGAAGCTTCACGCGAATTCGAACGGGCGCGGCTTCCGCTTGTCGGTATCGCTTCCACCGGACGTTCACGGCGATCAGGTGGCGGCTTTCCTCGACGGCCGCGAGCTGCCGGCCAATCTCACCTCATCGGCGCAGAAAGGCGTGCTCAGCGCCCGGTTCGCGGATGGGTTGCCCATGCTTTCCGCCAAGAAGCGGCGCGGTAGCGAATGCCGCGCCGAACACTCTCCCACACATCCCGCTCATTTTGCCAGCTAACGGAGGCCGCCCTTGTCTCACGCCACGCATGCCAGTGCCGCGCCCGATGGCGCGCCGACGCCGTCCAATCGGTTTTTCTCCTATCCTGTTGCGAATTGGGCCAACACATCGCCGTTGGCTGAAACCGGAGACGGCGCGCAGATCGCGATCTGCCTCAAGACTGACGACGAGACGCTTCGCCTTCGCCTCCCGATCAGGGATGCGAATTACCTCGCGTCGAGCATCCTCGACTATGTCCGGGACGATGCGCGCGCCTATTTCGATGACCCGCTGAAAGCCGCATGCGCGCAGGCGCTCGCCGCAAAGCTCGGCTACGAACTCCACAACGAGGTGATCTTTCGCCCTCTGGGCGGTGCTTTCGTATCAGCTCCGCTCTGGGAACTTATAGACACTCTGTCGCCGGCGGACCTCGCTGGCTGTCTCCAGAAACATTGCGGCGAAGCGCTCGAGTTCCTCCACGCTCGCCTGGCAAGACACGGTGCGGAAGGAGGGCGTCTCCACCGTAATATGGATCACGCCGTAAACGTCCCCGTCGTGCTCGGCGATGCCACTCGAGAGAAAGAGATTGGTGCCGTCCATGCTGCGTCCCCCAAAGAGCCAGCGCCCAAGATAACGCGCCCTGCGAAGCCGGGCAACAAGACGAGAGGGCGCTGATATGACCGCTCACGCCGCCTGCACGCGGATGCCGTCCGGCATCGCCGTCGACCTGCTCCGCCCCGCGCCCGAGCAGATCGATTTCAACGACCTCGCCGAGGTCCTCTCGCGCATCGACCACACCGGAGGCCGCTGTGCCTCAGGCGTCTATTCGGTCGCGCAGCACTGCGTGATCGGCGCCGACGCCGTTGCCCGCGAAACGGGTTCAGACGCACTTGCGGCCACCTTCCTGTTTCACGCCGCGCATGAGGCCTATCTCGGCCGGACCGCACAGGCCGCCCTTGTGGCCTATGGCGCCTGGTTCGCCGCTGCCGCTCGGCTCGACCAGGAATTCCAGGCCACGATGCCGCGCGAGACAATCGTGCCCGCCGCGCGACGCGCCGCCGAGGCCGCTTTCGACGATCTGAAGTACACGATCCTGTCGACCGTGCATCAGGCCGCTGGCCTTGAATGGCCGCTCTCAGACGCGGCCATGGCGCGGCTGCTCCACGTCGACCGCCGCCTCCACAACACCGAAGCCGTGCAGTTGCTCGGCGAAACGCTCCCGCCAGACGAGCCGACGCTGCGCGTGATGGGCAAGCTCGGCCTCTGGCCGTGGCCCATGGCGGCCGACGAGTACCGCGCCCGCGTCGAGCGCTATGCGCCGCGCGTCGGGCGTCTGCGCGGTCGGCAACGCTCCAGCATCACCCGGTCCGTCCGCGCCTCTGCGGCGGCCTGATCTTTCACTGTCGAGGAACCACGGCCATGAGCCAACCAACCATTCGCAAATTCGATCAGATGATCGGCCTCCTGCACCGCGGGAAGTTCGCCGAAAAATGTGACGACGTGCTGCGCGAGGCCGTCGAAACGCTCGAAGCCCTGCCCGGCGAGAAGGGCAAGGCGAAGATCACGGTCGAGATCGAAATCGCCTACCAGGGCGGTCGCGTCGACGTAACGCCGACCGTGAAATCGAAGCTCCCCGAGGGGGACAAGTTCGGCGCAACGCCGTTCTGGACGCACGAGGGCGGCCTTTCCACCCAGCATCCCAGCCAGATCGACATGTTCGGCGGTCCGCGCGACGCAACAGAGCGCCTGCGCGACCGCGCTTAAGCCACTTAACCCAGACAGGTTTTCCAATGGCAAACGAAATTGAGCTTACCGCCTCCACATCTTTCATCCCCGATGATGCCGCTGGCATTGCGGCGATCGCGGAACTGACAAGACAGGGTTCCGGCTTCAGCGTACTCGACATCAAGACGGATGGCCTCGGCGAAGGTCTGCCGCCGGTCGTGCCGATCACGGTCGACGCCAAGGGCGAGAAGGCTATCGTCGGCAATCTCGCCTCGCAGATCGAGGCTTACCGTCAGCGCCCGGAACGCCGTCGCGGCACGGCCCATGTGACCACGCTGCAATCATTCATTGGTCTCGTGAACTATCACTCCGACGAGCATTCGGCGATCTTCGCCAAGACGACGCTGCCCGATCCAGCGCTCACTGCCGTGATCGACTATCACCAGATGGCGGAGAAACCCGCTTACACCAGACAAGACGTCAAACCCATAGCGGATGCGGCGCAAACTCTGGTGAAGTTCCTGCCCCGCCACCTCCAGCATCGGATCGTCTATAAATTCCCGATCACGGAGGAACTGACCGCCTGGCAGAAGCTCGACGGTGAGCTGATGGGGCAAGGTGAATTCGCTGCCTTCATCGAAGAGCACGCCGCTGAACTGGCCGCGCCGACCGAGGACGAGCGCCAGCAATTCGAGCCGCTGTTCAAAGAACGTTTTGCCTCGCCGAACGAACTGATTGCACTGTCACGCGCTCTCGAAGTCTATGTCGGGGCGAAGGTCCGGAACGCAACGCGCCTGTCGAACGGCGAGCGCGAGATCGTCTTCACCGAAGAGCATCTGAATGCGGCGGGCGAAAAGGTCGATGTTCCCGGCATCTTTATGATTTCGGTTCAGCCCTTTCTTGACAGCGAGTTCATTCGCGTGCCCGCGCGCCTTCGCTACCGGCTGAAGGGCGGCATCAGTTGGGGCTATCAGCTCTATCGCCTCGACGATTATCTGCGCCAGCGTGTGAAGGCCGATCTCGACCTCGCTGTCAAGGAGACTGGCCTGCCCGGCTACGAAGGCACACCCGAACTCGGCTGAGCCTCGGCCGAGCGGCGAACGCCGGCCAGAGGATAACAGGCGCGCGGCCAGCGGGGCGCAGCGCCACTCAAACCAGCGCGTGGCTTACGCCGGGTGGAGAGCAACCCGGCACCTTCCCGAGATTTCGATTTGAGGCGATCATGCCGACCATTTCTGCCCGCAAGTCCGACCTGTCCGGCGCGCTCACGCGGCTGTCCCGCGTCGTCGAAAAGCGCAACACGATCCCGATCCTCTCCAATTTCCTGCTCACCGTCGACCAGGGCAAGCTCACCGTCACCGCGACCGACCTCGACCTCGAGGCGCGCACGACGATCGATTGCTCAGGAGACCTCACCACGCAAGGCGGCTTCACCGTGCCCGCCGGGCCGCTGTCCGACATCGTCCGGAAGCTGCCGGACGGGGACATATCGCTGTCGTGGGACGGGGACAAGGGCCGCGCCACGGTCAAGGCGGGGCGCTCGCGGTTCGAGCTGATGACCCTTCCCGCCGAAGATTTTCCCGAGTTCGGCGCGTCCGAATTCCAGCACAGCTTCACGGCCCAGGCGGACGCGCTCGCCACGATCTTCGACGGCACGTCCTTCGCCATGTCGTCGGAAGAGACACGCTACTATCTGAACGGCGTCTATCTGCACACGATCGACAAGGGCGACGGCGTGAAACTGCGCGGCGTCGCGACCGACGGTCACCGCCTGTCCAGCCGCGACGTTCCGGCTCCGGACGGCGCGTCCGGCATGCCGGGCATCATCGTGCCCCGCAAATGCGTCGGCGAGATCGTGAAACTCGCGAAGGACGTGAAGGAGATTGCGGTCGATATCTCGCCCGCGAAGATCCGGCTCACCTTCGGCACGACCACGCTCACCTCGAAACTCGTCGACGGGTCATTCCCCGATTACCAGCGTGTCATCCCGGCGTCGAATAAGCTCCGCGCTGTGGTCGACAACGAGGCGCTGGCGGCTGCCGCCGACCGCGTGTCGCTCGTCTCGTCCGAGAAGGGCCGGGCGGTGAAGCTCTCGTTTGGCGAGACGCTTCGCATCGAGGCGACGGACCCGGAAAGAGGCTCCGCCGCCGACGAGGTCGACCTCGAAGAGGCTACAGCCAGCCCGGTCGAGATCGGCTTCAACGCCCGGTATCTCGCCGACACGCTCGCGAACCTGCCAAAAGGGGGAGTGTCGATCGCGCTCTCGGACGGCTCCAGCCCGACGCTGTTCCAGCCTGCCGACGACGCCGACAGCCTGCTCGTCCTCATGCCGATGAGGGTCTGAGCGATGAGCCCGAAAGAATTCCTGAAAGTATTTTTCAAGGCTCTTCCAGCCGCGAAATACAACCCACGCAGAGCGTGGGGTTGGGCGATGCTCTGCCGCGAACTCGACAAGCCGTTTGCGTTCGATGTGAACTTCTTGACCGATTCCCAACTCGAAGAAGCGGTCGAGGAAGCACGCTGGCGAGGCCTGCTCACTGATCAGGATTTGAGCGAGGAAGCCCTCTCTCTTCTGCGCCGAGGCGATCTCCCCGCTCTCGAAACGTTGCTTGAGCGGCAACTGCCGAGCGGCCTGAACGGCAAAACCCAGCAAGAGAAATACGAGGCCGCCATGGCCGCGAAACGGGAAAGGGCGTCGGCATGATCACCGCTCTTATCTGGCGCGCGCGCACAGCTTACTGGCTTCGTCGTCTCACTGGCATGCAGCGCCTCGAAGCATGGCGCTACGCCGGTGCGCTTTCCTACGCATTGGCCGAGTTTGAGCCCCGTACAGCCGTAGAAATCGAAATGTCTTATTGGGAGGAGTGACCAATGCGCATCCGCATTCTGGAACTCCGGACCACCGGAGAAGACGAGCGCTTCCACGCGCCCTGCGAAGTGGGCTACGCCGACCTTGTCGCCACCGGCACCGTGCTCGAAAACGAAATCGCCTCGTGGGAAATCGGCCCGTGCGCAAACTACCTCTGCAATCCGGGCCGCTATATCCCGCCGCAGGCGAGCGCCGTACATCACATCCTGAACGAGGACGTGCGCGGGATGGTGTCGTGGGCGGAGCTGCTCGATGAGATCGTGCCACCCGAGCGGCATGGCGCGGTCGCGTTCGCCTCTCACCAGATCTCGTTCACGCGCCGCTGGGCAACGGACGCGATGACCGAGCATACGCCGTGGATCGACACGTACCGCTGCGCGCTGCGTCTCTGGCCTGAGGCTCCGTCCTACCAGAAGCATGCGCTGCGCTACTGGCTGAAGCTCCCCGTTCAGCGCGAGGAGGCCGACAAGCACAAGGCCGGAGCGGCCGCGCTCGTTGTCGCGCATATCCTGCGCCGCATGCTGGACGATCACCCGCTGGAGCATCTCCTGCACCTGACCGGGCTGCCGACGCTTCAGGAGCGGTGCAGGATCCGCTCTCCCTGGCTGAGCAGACGCTGGGCGGCCATCGACGACGAGAGATTCCTGCAATGGGTGGCGGGCGATCCCGCCGCGACTTCCCGCGAGCGCGCCACGGCCGCCTTCCACCTCGCGCGCCTGAAGGGGCGGGCTTCCGACGTCGTCACGCAGAGCGAGGTGGGCAGATGACCGTCTACGTCGACGATATGCACACCACGCCCATGGGGTGCTTTGGCCGCATGAAGATGTCGCACATGATCGCTGACAGCGAGGCCGAACTGCACGAGATGGCCCAGGCCATCGGCGTCGCAAGGCGGTGGTTCCAGGGTGACCACTACGACATCTGCAAGTCGAAGCGCGAGGCGGCGATAGCTCGCGGCGCGCGCCCCATTTCGATGCGCGATTTTGCCACGAAGGCCATGGCTGGTCGACGAGAGAAACGAGCTGATGCGTTGGCGGCGACGTTTTCGACGCTGAGTTTCCCAGAATTCATTGAACGCGAGGCAACATCGTGAACAGGCAGGAAGCGCGCGAGGCGCTGATCGAGCTGGGGCATGCCATAGGCGTGGCTGTAATGATTTTGCGGCCTCACAAGGAACTGATCGAGCAATTCAAGAAAGAACGCCGCGACATGGATGCCTTCGGTTGTTTTGTCGATCCGACGCTCTGGCTCAATCAGGAGCGCCGCGCAACGGAAGCAGTAATGGCGCCGCTTTACGACGCGGCATTGAAGCTGATCGAAACACACGATCAGCAAATGGATGCGGCCAAAACCGCTCTTGCAAAGGTGAAGCCATGAGCATCAACCGCGTCATCCTGCTCGGCAACGTCGGCAAAGATCCGGAAGTCAGGTCGACCACAACCGGAGACCGTGTTGCGACGTTTTCCGTCGCCACATCGGAGCGTTGGACCGACAAGAACACCGGCGAAAAGAGGGAAAGCACTGAGTGGCACACGGTCGTCGTGTTTAACCAGGCGCTGATCAAGGTGATCGACCAGCACCTCACCAAGGGCTCGCGGGTTGCCATCGAGGGCAAGATGAAAACCCGCAAGTGGCAGCACTCAGACGGCACAGACCGCTACACGACGGAAGTCGTGATCGGCCGCTTTGACGGCAGCCTGTCGCTCGAAGGCAAGCCCAGCGGCGCCACGCGCAGCGAGGACGCCTACGGCAGCACCAAGACGCGTGAGAGCTACAGCGGCTCGGCCGGGGGCGGATCGTCAGACCGCCTCGACGACGAAATCCCGTTCTGAGGTGCGATTATGCCGACACCAAAGCAATCTAGGCTGCCGCCATCGCTCCCGCCCAGAGGTTTGAGCCGCGATCAGGCCGCCGAATATATCTGCGTGAGCCCTGCCCTCTTCGACCAGCTCGTGAAGGACGGCCGCATGCCTCGGCCGATGCGGATCAATACCAAGCCCGTCTGGGACCGCGTCGACGTCGATCTTTACTTCTCCGCCATGAAAAGTGAAGACGCCGCTATTGCAGACGACCCGTGGAGCGACTTCGACAGGGCAGCATAGCTGTGGCCACAATCAAATTGCAGTTCGTGACGCGCGACCGAGACCGTCATGGCAATATCCGTTTTTATTTCCGCCGACCGGGCAAGGCGAAGATCCGGTTGCCCGGCGCGCCGGGCTCTGAAGAATTTATGGCGGCTTACAAGGAGGCGCTGGCCGGAGAAAACGGCGCGCCCCGCCAAAAGACGTTCGATTGGCTGTGCCAGCAGTATTACGCTTCCAAGCGGTTCGGCTCGCTCGAGGAGATCACGCGCGTCGTCAAGCGGCGGCACCTCGACAGCGTGAGAGACACAGCTTTCCAGGCTGGCGCTGCGACACGCCGCGTCGGCGACTTGCCGTTCGCTGGAATGACGCGGGAGCGGGTCCGGAAGCTACGCGACATGAAGGAGCGGTCGATGGCGAACCATCGGCTGAAGCACCTTTCGGCGCTGTTCGAATGGGCCGTTAAGGAAGAAATTACCGCCACGAACCCCTGCAAGGGCGTCAGTCGCGTCGAATATGACGAGACGGGCTACTACACCTGGACGGAGCAAGACCTCGACAAATTCGAGCGTCACTGGCCTGTCGGCTCTCGCGAGCGCCTCGCGATGTCGGTCATGCTGTATCTTGGCGTTCGCGTCTCCGACGCGGTAAGAATCGGGCCCAAGGACGAAGCCGCCGATGGCGCGTCGATCACGTTCCCCGTTTATAAAGGCCGCAAGCGCCTCGGCAAGATCCTGACACTGCCTATCCTGCCACCGCTGCGCGAAGCGATCGATGCCTGTAAGGCGGGCGATACCTACCTGTTAACCCAAGCCGGGAAACCGTTCGCGAGCACGAACTCTTTCGGGAATTGGTTCCGCGACGATGTGTGCCGGCCGATCGGCCTGCCTGAGTGCTCGTCACACGGCCTGCGCAAGATCGCCGCGACGAGATGCGCCGAAGCTGGAGCGTCCGAATACGAGATGATGGCGCTGTTCGGCTGGGACGATCCGAAGATGGCGAGGGTGTACACGAAGGCCGCCGCCCAGAAAAAAATGGCCGCGAGCGCGGCTGGCAAAATGCTGGGCTCTGTCTCACCCTCTGTCCCACCAGAGAAAAAACCCAACAAAATCAACGCAAAAATAGCTGGATGGCGCACCCGACAGGACTCGAACCTGTGA